TAGCGTAAAATGTTAGTTATTCGTAAAAGTTTATTCACTGGTGTTATGAACGAGATGGATTTACCCATCAGCCAAGAGCAACTCAATGAGTTTGAAAGTGATAACAACAGTCGCTTGGTTCAAGATATTTTCCCTAACCTTAATTCAGAGCAACGTGAGTTCCTGATGACAGGTTCTACCTCTGCGGAATGGGAAGATCTCTTTGGAGGTGAAGACGAATGAACCTAGCATATTGTGATTACCTGGCGCATACTATCATCAGACCAGCATTGTTGATTCACGGTGAATTTCAAGATGAATCTTTAGTTGAAAGCGTAGGTTATGTTAAGATGGATCTTGCAAAAGAAGGTTATATGCAGTCAACCAAACGAACTATCAATGTGACTGACATTAACGGTAAAGAATATATTGTAACAATTGAGGAAGTATAAATGACTGAAGCCCAAAAGAAAGCACGTTTAGCAATGATCAAGAAAGCAGTTAAGAATGTTAACCGTACTACAAAGCAAGTAGAGTCTCACTTGACTAAGCAAGTAAAGAAAGCCAAACATCTTTCACCGTCTTCACTTGATGCATTCCATGAGAAGAATATGTATATGTCTGAGAAAGAAACCCGGGATTTTCTTCAGGGTACAGAATATATAAGTAATTATAATGCAATGAAAAGCCACGACGAATGGAATTAATCCTATGAACAAAGAAGCCGAAGATTGGTTGCGATACTGCCAAGAAATGTATCAAAGAAATGCCCTCGAGCGTGAGGCATGGAATGAAGCTGCAAAATCATACGATGAGTATGTAAAGGAAAACCGTGAGTTTTTAGTTGAATCTTTTAAAAAATAATTGTGTACATTGCATCACGTTCGTGATATAATACTGGTATTAAGTGAGTTTAAGAGGGTTTATATGTTTTATACCAATTCATTACGTTATGATCAGCATGGCCGCAAACGCAAGATGGCACGCGTATCATTATCAAAGCCAAAGAAGCAACATGCTTCTGAGGTCGAAGGAATTAATCCGATCCCGGATTATAGTAGAGGATCGATGGATGACCATCGTAAGAAGTATCCCTCTGCTCCAATTGGTTCTGTTCATACAGCAACCGTTAACGATACTTCATATAGAAAAGAAGTATCATCTAAATACACCATCTCAGTAGCATATAACAAAGGTGCATACCAAGTTATTTCTCGTGATGATGTGAAAAATATTGGCAAGTAAAAGGAAACGATAGACATGTCATACCGCACTGTAATGCAAACGCAGTTCACTAAAGGTTCAATCAGTACCGAAGTTGTAGAAAAACTTGATGCTACACGATACGGAGTTCGTGCATGGTATCAAGATTTATATCTTGGAGTTGATTGGTTTAATTCAGAAAAAGAAGCTAAGAACGAGGCTCGTCGATTAGTCAACGTTCATTCTTCGCAGGGGTAATATATGGCATCAATAGCAGCTAAAGCTAAAGCAACAGAGACGCGGCGGGCAAATAGGAAGACCATCGACGGTACCTATATGGGTAAAGAGCCGATATTTAATAAAGGCGATACACCTACCGATCAGTTATTAGCGGATCGACTTTGGCTAAATGCTGCTAATTGGTATAACTATTATTATGATGCTAAGCAATATGTTCCATTCGTAATTAAATACGGAGTAGAAGTATTAGGATGGAATACTGATCAGGTCAAACAGGTAAAGGCTTTAAAGGACTGGGAGATCTCCATGACTATCGGCAGTGGCAAAGCCTGCGTTATCTGGTCTCGTGGGTTTGAGTATAGCCAAGATCGAGTTGCTGATATTAACCGTATGCTAACAAACTTATTAGAACATGCCGAAAAGCAACTGGTTCCTGATGATGAAGAAGAAGATACGGTTCCGGTTAAAGTTGTTATTAGTCCTCAACAACGGATGAAAGCCAAGATGATGGATACGATCTATGCTGATTTTGATGAAATAATCGTAGATGGCTGGATGGATAACAAGTTTAGTGCAAAGCTTGATGTATATACGTTATGCAAAAAGTATGAGATTAAAGGCAATGCCATTAATATGTTCCAAGAGAAGATTGCTCTGTATCTAGAGGAATATTTAGATGCCTATAATAAAACCTGCGAACAATGTGTTGAAGCATATTCACACGTTACCAGAACTAATCAGAAGAAAGCTATTAAACAACTAGAATCTATTATATCTGATTGTGAGGCATTAAAAGCATCTGCTAAAGCCACTCGTATGCCTAGAGCTAAGAAGGCCAGATCTTCTGATAAGCAAGTCGAGAAGATGAAGTACATGAAGGACTCAATTGAATTTAAACTTACATCAATTAATCCTATAAGGATTCCTACTTCCTTTAGGTTGTACGTCTTCAATACTAAGCAGAAGAAGTTGTTTGAATATGTTACTAATAGCACAAAGGGATTTGAGGTTAAAGGAACCACATTACAAAACTTTGATGCAACATTAAGTCGTTGTATTACAGTGCGTAAGCCTGATGATATTCTTCCTGAGATACTAAAGAAAACGCCGAAGCAGATTGATAATCTGTGGAAAACATTAACCACAAAAACTAACGAATGCAATGGTCGTATTAATCAAGACTGTGTATTGTTGAGGGCAATGGATATATGATGAAGGAGTTAGAAACTAAAATTATGACAAAGAAACGGTTTAGTAAAGCAGTAGAAGAAATCGTTCTTAAACAAGAGACCACGTATATTGATGCTATTACCTTTGTAGTTGAGGAGCGTGGAATGGATTACGTTAATATAAAGAAATTATTGAGTGATTCATTGTTAGCTAAGCTGACTGCAGAGGCTGCAGCCAAGAGATTAATTACTGTTGAATCTGGAAATACATTACCGCTATGATGAATCCTATGTTTGATTCTAAAGCACCGTTTGAAGCATATAAGATGTATAATGCATTGAAGTTGCATTTCGAAACTGACTATGATGCTGTCAAATATCAATTCAAAACAAGAGTTACACCACAATCATTTTTTAAACGTAAGGATAAGTACTTCTTTGCTAAGCTTGCTAATAAGCATGGTGATAACCTGATGAAGTATTATGTTGCTAATTTTATCAACGATGTTAGATACGTTGGCGACATGATGGATTCTGAGGGTGAAAACAATTACAAAGAGATGTTGAAAAAGCATGAGTCGCTTTCTTATGTATTTAAAAATGATATAAATAAACTATCCCAAGAGGTTGATACCTTTGATGAGCTATTTGTAAAGGGTAACGAGACGCATCCGCCGATCATTACGTTTTACTTAGAGGGAGAGATCTGCTTAGAAACAGTGGTCATTCTAAATAAACTAGTTGGGTTTATGAAGAAGGTAGATGCTCAAATAACAGAAACCATTGTCTGGCCAGAGTTGAGTCGGAAGATTAAAAAGTACGATCACTTTATTATTATGAATTCAGAAAAAATGAAAGAAATAACAATAAAAGTGTTTACAAACTGACAAAACTATGTTATAATACTACTTCTATATTATGAATAACGTGGATAATACAGCTAAATAAACTGCATATAAATCGGAGAAATAAAATATGTCTTTTGCAAATCTAAAAACAAACCGTGGCTCTGCCATTAGTAAACTAGTACAAGCTGCCGAACAGGCAAACCCATCAGAAACCAAATCATATGGTGACGAACGATTCTGGAAACCTACTCGCGATAAAGCAGGTAATGGTTATGCAGTTATTCGTTTCTTGCCAGCCAAAGAAGGTGAAGATCTTCCTTGGGTAAAATATTGGGATCACGGATTTAAAGGCCAAACCGGTCTTTGGTATATCGAAAACTCTTTGACTTCTATTGGTCAACCTGATCCAGTGTCTGAAATGAATTCAGCATTATGGAACAGTGGTCGTGATGAAGATAAAGCAACTGCTCGTGATCGTAAACGTCGTCTGCATTATGCAAGTAATATCCTTGTTGTGAGTGATCCTGCTAATCCAGAAAATGAAGGTAAAGTATTCCTTTATAAGTTTGGTCGTAAGATCTTTGACAAAATCATGGATGTTATGCAACCACAGTTTGCTGACGAAGATCCGATCAACCCTTATGACTTCTGGGAAGGTGCTGATTTTAAAATCAAAATCCGTCAAGTCGAAGGTTGGGTAAACTACGATAAATCAGAGTTTGCTGGTCAAGCTTCATTGTTTGAAGGTGATGAAGAACGTTTGGAAAAGGTCTATAGTCAACTGCATTCTTTGCAAGACTTCCTTGATCCTAAAAACTATAAGACTTATGCTGAACTTCAAGCTAAGTTGAATAAAGTTTTGGGTGTGAGTGCTGGTATTGAAGCTGCTGCTCCTGTCTACGAGGAAGCTGTTGCTCCTCAGATGGTACATGCTGCAGTTGCTAGTACTCCTGAAGTTGCGGAAGATACTGCACCGTTCGACACTTCATCTGAAGATGATACAATGAGTTATTTTGCGAAGTTAGCAAAAGAAGGTTAACGTATTATTGAAAGACTTAGAAGGGGAGCGAAAGCTCCCCTTTTTTTATTACCAAGCAACTGCAGTATTAAGATCGTATCCTCTACGTCCACGTCGTGTTGCTTTAATGACGGTAGTAGACTTGTTAATAGTATCACCTTGATTGAGCTGATTAAGTTGAGGTGCAGCTTTTGTTTCTGAACCAAAGCCCATTTCTTGCATCATCGCTTCGTTCTCAGATGATGTTCCCATAATATCTATGTAGTCAGCGTCAGCGACAATATCAGGGGTTATAGCTTCTTTCTTTTTCTTCTCAGCTTCTAGTTCAGCCTTAAGTTGAAGTTCATTTTTTGTTTTGGCTGCACTATCCGTATCCATTTTAGGAATTTCCGGAAGGTCTATTTCAAACCCTAAGAACTTACCAAATTTCTCAACCATACCCATGATGAAGTTAGCAATTGAACCAATAAAGTTAACTACATGCGCAAACGCATCTTTAAGGTGTGCAACACCAAGCTGTAATACGTCAAAGATTGATCCAAACCCTAAACTCTCTTGGATTGCTTTAAGTCCTAGATACAATGCACCAACCAGTAATGCAATACCAGCACCAATTGCAATGATTGGTAACAGCGGAATCAAAGCTGCACTAATAGACGCTATCATTCCACTAAAGAATGCACCAATTGCAGGAAGTGCAGTGGCTGTCATGAATGTGCCAAAGGCCGTAGCCGCAGCAGTTATAATACCAAGCAACTTAGTAAACCCTAAACGTTTCATCATTCCACTAAAGAATGATTTCAAGTTAGGAATAAACTCCGTCATCATAAATGCTTGGAATACTTTAACTGCCGTCATCATGGTTTTGACCATTTTGACCAGGTTGCCGAGCTTAGTAATAATTGAACCACCAAACTGTAATGCAAGACCACCGATAATAGCAGCAACAGTACCTAAGTTATCACCAAGAAGAGTTAAACCCTTTTCAGTATCTCCTTTAAATATGCTGACAATACCATTAATAACATTAGTAACACCTTCGATAGCACTATTCATAAACTTCTGAAGTGTCTCAGGAGAGAATATAGCCAGTGCCAAACCTGTCAGTCCTGCCAAGAATCCGCCAGTACCTTTTACTCCAGAAGCAAAACCGTCAAACTTACCACCAAGACCAACAATACTATCACCGATACGATTTAAAGATGATTGTTGTTCTTCTAAAGCTTTAGCAGATTCACGACGAGCTTCTTCATTTGACGCAGCGTCTTGTACTACTTCTAATTGTTTCATGG